TTAGCAAGTGAATTTTTGAAGTCGGTAGGAAGAAACACGACCCAAGCAAGATTAAAGATTGCTGAATTTGGTAGATCAACACAAGCAGTTAATGCTGAATCAGCAGGACTTGATTTATTCCTTTATGTTGGTCCCAAAGATGGAATCACTAGACCATTTTGCAGAAAATTGGTTGGTAAAGTGTTAAGCAAATCTCAAATAAATAGATTGAATAATGGTCAAGGTGCGGGACCTGTTTTAACAACAGGAGGGGGTTATAATTGCCGTCATTCTTGGACTCCCATTTCAAAGGGTTTTGTTCAAGTGATGGATTTAAAGCAAACAAACGATGATGAAATTAAGGACTTAACCCAATGAGAAAAGCACAACAAGGCAAGAATCACAATTTCATTTGGCAATCACCAAGTGCAATAAGTGGGACTCCAACAATCACCTTTCATTTAGATAGTGGTGATATAACTTCAAGCATGACTGAAGGTAGAAGCTCATTAAGTGCAAGTGCAATTTCAAATGATAGACGGTCAATCACTTTAACCAGTGCAACAACAAGCCTTAAACCATATCAAAATCAAGCTTATTTATTGACTGATGGGGATGACTATTTTTCAATCAAGCCAATTAGAATAGTTGATTCAAGTTTGATTTTGGGTGATCCATTGCCAAGAGATATAAGCTTATCAAACAATGCAACAATCCAATTTGCTTGTTGGACTTATACCGCTTCTTCTTCCACGATTACAGCCAATAAAGCAACTATTGCATTCACAATTGATTATGTTCAATCTTTGGGTGGTCAATCAATAAACAAAACTGAAAAGGGGATTTTAAAGGTAGTCCCAAGACCATTTGAAACTGGTTTAGACCATAACAAGCTTTGCTCTTTATTTCCCCATATTGCAGACCTTGCACCAAGAAGAAGCAATGATTTTACTGATCAAATATCAGGCGCTTTGGATGAACTAGCAAAGTATGTTAGAGATTTAATTATTCCTGATGAAGCAGATGAAGATGATATTCACAATGCGAATGATTTACTTCAAGCACATTCTTATCTAGCATTGGCAAGAATCCATGAAATCAATGGTAATCTTGATTTAGCTGATAAAATGAGATCGAGGGGGATTGAACTTTGTGACTTGACAATGAGAACAATCAGCATTGACTTAAACAAAGATGGCATTGTTCAAAATACTGAACAAAACATCAGGGCAAAGGGTGGAGATAGATCTTATATTGGTGGAAATTTTGCGAACAGAATTTCAAGTGAATATGAAAAAACATTCATACCAACTAGAGCAATGAGGCATTAAATGAAAACTAGAATTAATCTCAATCTTCCAAATCTTAAACTGAATCAACAACAAATGCTTGTCACTGGTTTGGATATGGTAGCATTGATTAAGACTAGAACCTATAAAGGGGTTGATGCTGATGATAAACCCTTTGATGGATATTCAACAAATCCCATATACATATCAAAAAATTCTCAAACTGCTAAAAGACTTGCTCCCAAAGGTGGAGAAAAGACAAAGAGCGGGGGAATGTATTTTGAAGGGGGATATAGAGAATACAAAGAGAAATCAAGAAAAAGAACAAACTCAATGGAAGGTCAAACTTCAGAAGTTGATTTGACTTTATCAGGTCAATTAATGCAAAACTTCACCGTACTACAATCATCAAGTCAAGGTTTTACAATAGGACTTTTAGAACCAGTTCAGCAATATGGATACTTTGTAAATGAAAAAAGAAAGTTTATTGGATTGACTGATGAAGAAGTTCAGAAGTTGATTAAGATGATTGAAATAAACCTATTGGGGGATTCAAATGAGTAAAGGAATTTCAGCGTCAATAAGTCATTTAGTTGATCGAGTTGAAGCATTAACACCTAAAAGTGATTCTTATCATACCTTCCTTTGTGTTTTAGATGCCAGTGGAAGAAGCCAAAGTTTAGAATCAAGATCTAATCAAAATCGACTCTTTGATTTCAAGTTTCAATCACTTGCACAAGATGATGGTCAAGCTGGTTTAAGTGGTCGCAAAAGAATAGATTTATTGCTTAGGGTTCGTTATGATATTGGGGGGGACTTGGGATTGTTGGAAAGAATGATTGCTGAAGATTCAAGTCAATTGATTAACTCTTTAAAACAACCCAATTACAACTTTGATCAAACTGGAATAGTTTCATTGATCCCCAATCAAGCTTCTTTAAGTGAAATTCAAAATGATCCTTCTCAAGTTGGTTATCTCTTAAATTTACCATTCACCCTTTTATATTTAGAGGAATAAAAAATGTCAGTTACTCATAGAAGTATTTCTGTTTCAACTGAATCAAGCTTTGGTTCAATTGATGATACTACTGGTTTACCTTCTCCAAGTGGTTTAACCTTTTTATCTTTGCCTTGTGAAAAAGATCCCATTGTTGTTTATGGTGATCCAGTTGTCAATGAACGAACTGAAGCAAGAGATGGACCTCATGGTTTACCACCAGAACCTGATACCGTATGGAGTGCAGGATCAAGAGTCCAAAGAAGAACAGGTCAAGTTCAAGTGACTATTGATTTTACTACAATAGGCGCTGATGCAAATACTTATGCAGGGACTGGTTTAGGCAAGTTGTTAAATGCAGGGTTTTTAACAAGCCTTCCATTGTTTACTTCAGCTGATTCAGTTACTGGTGATGATGTAAATTACTTCACCCCAACCACCACCAACACAAATTATAAAATAGGTGGTTTAGTTGGTTCAATTATTAATGGTCGTTGTGAATATTCAGCAGTAACAAGCAACAATAGAGCATCAGCGGGGAAGATTGGGGTTAGTCCTGCATTTAGTGATGAACCATCAACCATTTATCCAATGCAAACTTGGTATGTTCCAACTTCAACTTCAAGCGGTCAAGTTACCAGTTCTCTTTGTTTTAGAGTTGATGGGGTCAATTTTAGGACTTATGCTTATGGTTGTAAATTGGTATCATTGAGTATATCAGTGAATAATGGTCGTTTGATGGGTGCATTTACTTTTCAAGCTGCTTTGATTCAAGATGATCATGCCAATGCAACTGGACCAGTTGAACCCCTTGTCTTGGGTGGTGCAACTCAACATTTTAGAAATGCTTATGCAGTTGTTTCTAGTCCAGTCACTTATTCAAGAACAAATATCAGTGGATCAACTGGTGAAGAACTAGATAGAATTGCTTTGGACGCTGAAACCTTTACTTTCAACATTACCAATACATTGACCCCCAAAGGCTTTTCAAATAACATTTTAACAATGTCTGATATGGAAGTCACAAATGTTGATTTAGAATGTACTTTGACTTTATCAGCAGTAAAAACTGATATTGCAGATGATTTTAAAAATAGGGTGATTCGTCAAGTGTTAATTGGGACAGGTCCAATTGGCAATGGTCAGGGGATGGCTTTATTTATCCCTGCTGGTTATTTGACAATTGATCCAAACAAATATGATGTTGGCGGTGAAATCGTCAAACAAACCTTAACATACAAACAAACTAGATTTGGGGGTGATGTAGGTACAACACAACCTGCAAACACTCCAATCAGACTTGCTTTAGGAATCTAAAAATGCTTTCTTTTTCCACCAGTGCAAACACTAAAATTGAAGTTGTGATCACTTGCGATAATGCAGTGAATTTAAATGATGAAGAGAAGTTGGCTTATCTCAAAGGGGATAGATCAGTTCTAAAAATTCATGAAGATAAACAACCAACCTATTTTATAATCAAGGCTTTGTCACCAATGGAAAGAGAAGAAGCAGAAATTAAGGCTGGTGCTTATACCAGAAGTGAATTAGGTAGGTTGTTGTTTATCGAACAACCAAGTGATTTAATTGACCGTGCAAATTGGCAACATAATTTGACTGAAAATAGAAAAAAGGCTTTAGCTGAATATAATGCTTATCTAAATCGAGTTTATCAAGAGATGATCAAAGCTTCAGTCGTTGAAATAAAAGGGGTTGAAGGTAATGTTTGGGATCTAATCCAATCAATTAAACCTGATGCAATTAGACTTCAAACGATAAGCGAACTTGTCACCCATATAAGCACCTTATCTTTATTGGGTGATCAGGGAAAATAGCAATAGCATCTTCAATTTGGCTATCTCAAAATAAGGGGAGATCTTGGGGATGTGATCAATGCAAAGCCAAACCAGGACTAAGAGAACTTAGGGGTGATTGTGGTGGTCAATTTAAAAGGGGATTGCCTTATTTAGAGCAAGATGATCAGGGTTTTTTTATTCCTGGTTATAGGGTCGCTCCTAATTGCAGTCCTGAATATGCTGATCTTAAAATAAGATCTTGTGCGGTCGCTTTATCCAATATGGTTGCACCCATAACCCAAGCCTATTTTAGGCATATAAATGGACTATTTGATCTAAAAAATAGTTATCCCAACCCGTCTTGTGCTATTGTGGAAGCAATGGATTTATTGCATTATCATTATCAGCAGTTGAAAAATAAAATCACTGAAGAACAAATCGAGGAATCTAAAAATGGCAACAAATGAAATTGAAATTGTAGTCGATGTCGTTGGGGTTTCACAAGCTGAAAAGGATCTAAACAAGATCGAACAATCAACTGCTGATATTGGTGAAGGGGTCAAGGGAGTTGGAGAATCATTTAAAGGGGTTGGTGATATTGT